TTATACAAATTACAAAAGGTACAGAAGTAATTGAGATTAACACACAATCAAATGTGGGTATTGCAAGTGGTACATTGAAACTTGATAAAATAATTGTAAATAGTGAATTAAAGTTTGGAGAATTATATTCGGATAAATTTGAAGTTGAAATTTACAACATAGAAGATGATTTATCAGGTTGTCCTATTCAATTATTTATTGAAGAGAATAATGTAAGAACTGTTAAATTTACAGGTGTTATTGAGAGCAGTAAAAGAGATAGAATAGGGTACTCACGAAAGATAATTGCTTATGATTGGGTACATTATCATAGAGATGATGATATATCTACTTGGTGGAATAATTTTTGGACAACATCAAGATTAAGTGCTACTATAAAAGAAATAAGAGATAGTCTTATATCGTATATGGGATTTACAGGAGATAGCAATACTTATGTAAATGATAGTATAACTATACCTAATAATTTTAATCTCTATACAGATTTAAAATTTCATACTATAATAAGTATGTTATGTGAATTACAAGGTACTTTACCTCATATAGCCGAAGATGGTAGCTTTAAATTTATAACAATCAATAATACTACCGAAGATATAACAGGAGATTATGAAGGTAATAATTGTAATTGGGAAGATTATACAACTAATGCAATAACAGGTGTGGGTATATATTCAACAAGTGATGATTTATCACAGTTAATCGGTACAAACACAAATGTATATAGAGTAGCAGGAAACTTATTTGCTTTAACTTTAAATGCAAGTGATTTAACAACATTAGGAACAAATCTTTTAAGTGCTATATCAACAATTCAATTTGTACCTAATACAATCAAGATGAAAATAACTAATTTTGATTTAGCTTTAGGACAAAGATATAATACAGAACACGGATATGGATATGTTATGTCAAATGCTATATCAGGTGTGTGTATGGTTGAACAAACTCTTAAAAGCGTTGCTATGGGAGAAAACTTATCAGAAACAGTTAGCACAAGAAATGATACAATGATTGAAGGTGCTAAAATGTCAAAGTTTGAACAGACTATTGACGGCTTTCAAACAGAAGTATCGCAAGCTACACAAACAGCAAACACAGCTTTAACAAGAGCAAATGGTTCAATAACAACTGACACATTGCATTATCTTGCAACACCTTTATCAAGCGGAGTAACAACCGAAACAGCAGGTTGGACAACAACCCCACAATCAATGACACCAACAAATAAGTATCTTTGGACTTATCATACTTATACTTATGCTGATGCTCATACAAGTGATACAACACCTGTTATAACAGGAGTATATGGAGAAGATGGTCAGCAAGGACAAACGGGTCCGCAAGGTCCTGCAGGTCCGACAGGTGCAGATGGAATAGGAGTAACAGAGGTTACATCAATTTATTATGCAAGTGATAGTTCAACAGCACCGTCAGCACCAAGTAGCGAAGTAACAACCACAAGCACATCAAGTTATAATACTTGGACAAAAGGTATTCCTGCTTTAACAAGTACTTATAACAAGCTTTATACTTGTGACCAAGTGAAATATTCAGATAATACATTTACTTGGACTACACCTGTTTTACAAAATGCAATAACAACAGCCGTATCAGAAATACAACAGTTGGCAAATCAAATAGTGTTAAAAGTTAAGAGTGATGGTTCTGTAGCAAGTGTGGCTTTAAGTGCTGATGCAAGCACAGGAAGTAATGTACTTATCAAAGGTGATAACATTCAGCTTGATGGTAATGTAACTATTACAAGTGGGTTTGTACTTAATGCAGGAGTTATTCAAAGTGCTAATTATGTGGCAAATACAAGCGGAATGAAGATTACGCTATCTGACGGTAGTATAGATTCAAAAGGTTTTAAGGTATCTTCTGCAGGTATAGTAACTATGTCAGAAGCTGTGATAAATGGAGAAATAACATTTAGAGATAGACTAAAGGTTTATGACACAGCCAAAAATACAACATCAACTTTGCTTGATTTTAGTGTTACGCAAGCGACTTCTGGTATTCCGTCAATGTATGAACTTAAATTTCTATATCCGGGTACATCAACTGCATATTTAACTGTGACTCCAAATTCAGCACCTTATTTTTCAGGAGTAGCGTCTGCTGCAGAATATGCCACAAGTGCAGAAAGTTCTCAAAAACTTGGTCAAGCATCAGCAGACATAAATGCTACAGCAAACACTATCGTTAAAAGAGATGGTAATGGATATATTTATGCAAAATATTTTAATCAATCGTCAGGTGCAGAAACACCAACAACGTCAAGTTGTGCGGTTTACTGTAATTCAGATGGTTGGTTTAGAAAGTCATCAATGGCAAATATGAGAACTGCATTACAAGTTTTGCCTCTCTCAGGCGGTACAGTGACAGGAGTTTTGTCAATTTCACGAGGTGTATTTTTACGATGGACTAATACAGGAGGACAGATTACAGGAGCAACAGATAACCAAATCTATTTATGTGCGTCAGGTATATTAGGGCGAAATTATAACAATAATGGTTGGGTTAATATGGCGGCAAATGCGTTTAATTCTCAATCATCTCGTTTAATTAAAGATAATATTGAAGATATGTCGGATGACGAAGCTAAAAAGATTTTAGATGTTAATGTGGTTGATTTTGATTATAACAAATTTTATGGCAATAACTATAAAAACATAGGTAGACAACATGGAGTTATTGCAGAAGATGTATTAGAGATTATACCATCAGTTGTTTCTGTGCCTGATAACTATAATGCAAAAGAAGCCAAAGAAAAGCTTGAAAACGGAGAATTTACATCAACAATGGGAGTTGACTACGCTAAATTTACACCATATTTAATCAAGATGGTTCAGATACAACAAAAACAAATAGATGATTTAAAGAAACTTATTAAAACGGAGGAATAAGAATTATGAAGAATTTTGAAGTAATGGCAACAATCAACAATGTAGAAAGATTTATCAATCGTGAAGTTGAGAACAACAAAGCGTTCATTAACACGCAAGCTAAATTCAAGCTACGCAAAAATCTTAAAGTACTTAAAAACATCTATGAGATTTATAATGAGTGCTTGAAAGAACTTTTAACAAAGTACGAAATTCAGCCACAGGAAGATGGAAGTATTAAGATTGACAAAGACAATCCAAATGCAGAAAAGATACAAACTGAATTACAAGAATTGCTTAATACAAGTAGCAAAGTAACGCTTGATAAAATATCAGATAGTGACTTTACAGATGATTGTTTGCTTGGCGATATGTTGTTGCTTGATTTTATGACAAGTGAGGTAAAAGAAGATGGACGAGAATAAAATTTATGATGTTGACGGAAATGAAATTGATATACCTGATGAATTGTTAGATGGCAAAGGAGTTGAGGAAGAAGATGAGTAATTCAAGCCTTATATCCTATACAAGATTAAGTCCTAATAAAAGCAAAAGAACTCACGCAATAGACACAATTACACCACATTGTATGGCAGGTGATTTATCAGTTGAAACTTGCGGTAACGTATTTGCAAATCCGAGTAGACAAGCTTCATCTAACTATGGTATAGGTTCTGATGGTAGGATAGCTTTATATGTTGACGAAAGTAATCGTTCTTGGTGTTCAAGTAATCAAGCAAATGACGATAGAGCAATCACTATTGAAATTGCAAATGATGGTGGTAGTCCTGATTGGCATATTTCAGATAAAGCTATGGCAAGTTTAATTGATTTATGCGTAGATATTTGTAAGCGAAATAACATTCCTAAACTTGTGTGGAGTAAAGACAAGAATACAAGGGTTAAACATCTTAATGGTGCAAATATGACGGTGCATAGAGATTTTGCAAATAAGGCTTGTCCAGGAGATTATATTTACAACCATTTAGGCTATGTTGCGGATGAAGTAAATAAACGCTTAAACGAAAGCACAGCAAACAACACAACGTATGATGGACTTGATTATGCACCTGTTTTCGACTTTGATTATTATGTTGGTAAGTATGAAGATTTAAGAAATGCTTTTGGAAATGATAAGAAAGCATTGTTTAATCATTTTATCAATTACGGAATGAAAGAGGGTAGACAGGCAACTCCAGACTTTAACGTGAAAATATACAAAGATAACTATGCTGACTTGCAAAACGCTTTCAAGAACGATTTGCCTGCATATTATCGCCATTATTGCGTTTGGGGCAAGAATGAGGGCAGGCTTGCGAATATGGAAATTAACGGCATAACTTCAAGTGCTATCGGACTTGAAAACCCTGTTACAAAATATGACGGCATAGATTATTCTGATGTATATGATTATAATTATTATATCAATCATTATGCAGACTTGCGTATAGCGTTTGAATTTGATGATGTTGCTACAATTCAACACTTTGTTAATTACGGTATGAATGAGGGTAGACAAGCAAAATCAAGTTTTGATGTATTCAAGTATAAAGAACGATATGCTGATTTAAGAAATGCTTTTGGTGATGATTTAAAATCATATTATTTGCATTATATCAACTATGGTAAAAAAGAGGGTAGGATTGCAAATTAGTTTACATAAAATACTTGTATTATGTAAACTAATATTGTATAATAATAAAGAAATAAAGGAGGTATATAACAATGTTAAGTTCAACAAAGAAAATAGTAAAAGTAGATATAGACAATCTTAATGTAAGACAAGCACCTGATTTTAATGCACCTGTTGTTGAAACTTGTAAAGTTGGAGAGTATGAAATGCTTGATAAAACTGATAAGTTTGCAAAGATAGGCGATAATAAATGGGTAGCTTTATCTTTTGTAGAAATTAAAACAGTAAAGCCTGAAAAGAAAAAGGACATTGAAAAAGAGGAGAATGAAGAATAATGAATCAACCAATAGGGCTTACTCCAAATGATTTAATTGCTATTCTACTTTGGGTTTGTGGAGCTATTATATCTATATCATCTGCAACAGCTATTATAATAAAGTTAGTTCAGAAAGCAAAACAACCTGAAAGAAATCAAGATAAAAGAATAGAAGAATTAGAACGATTGGTGAAAAGACACGAACAATTATTTAATAATGATAATACACGCTTAAATGAATTGGAAGAAGGAAATCGTGTAACCCAACAAGCCTTATTAGCTTTATTATCACATTCAATAAATGGAAATGATACTGATAAACTTACAAAAGCAAGAGATGATTTACAACAGTATTTGATATTGCGTGGAGGTGTTCATAATGCGTAGTAAATGGTCAAGTAGAAAGTTTTGGTTAGCTGTGGCAGCCTTTCTTGGAAGTATAGGAACAAGCATAGCAGGACTTGCCACATCAAATAAATATGTAGCAACTGTTGGTATTATATGCTCTATATTTGCAACTGCGATATATCAGGTTTGTGAAAGCATTGTAGATGTATCACATAAAAAAGAGGCTGTAAATGAAACAGATACAGATAAATGATTTTGTCGAATTTGAATTACAGAAGTTTCGTGAAGAATGTAATTTTTCTGATGATGAAATGACTTATTTTAATTTAAGAGCAAAGGGTAAATCAAATGTAGAAATATCAATGACTATGAATGTTTCGGAAAGTAAAGTTTCTACATTAGCAAGAAAAGTTAAAAACAAAATAATTAAGGTAATTTAGGTTTCATATTATTTGAACCTCCTTTCTATATTTTTTCAAATGGACACATAAAGTTACTGCCAACTTTATGTGTTCTTTTTTTATGCAATTTTCTAACAATTTTTCAACAATTTTCTAACAAGTTATATCAACTATTTTTCATTACAATTAAATAAAGTTAGGAGGAATGATTATGAGTGTAGAGATACAAGAATTACTTAAAAACATAATGAAACAAGAAGATTGCTCACCTGTCTTTGCTTTATATCTTTTGATTAAAGCACAAGATGTAGTTAGGAGTGAGGAAGATGTACATACAATATAATGCAAACCCTTTAAAGAACATAGTAGGTGATTGTGTTATAAGAGCAATTTCAAAAGTTATGGATAAGTCTTGGGATGATGTGTATGGAGAATTAGCTTTACAAGGTTTTATGTTAAAGGATATGCCATCATCAAATGAAGTATGGGGTAGTTATCTACAAGATAATGGATTTACAAGGCACATTATTCCAAACACTTGTCCAGCTTGTTATACAGTAGAAGATTTTTGTATTGATTTTCCACAGGGCAAATTTGTTTTAGGAACAGGAACACACGCAATAGCTTCAATAGATGGTTGCTATTACGATACTTGGCAAAGTGGAAATGAACCACTCATATATTATTGGGAAAAGGAGGAATAATAAATGGATTATCAATCTTATTATCAACAGCCACAAACAAATTATTATCCACAACAACTTAATAGAAGTAGAGGATTTATTGATGTTCGTAATGAACAAGAAGCAAGAAATTATCCAATAGCACCTGGAAATGGATTGCGTTTTCACAATATAAATGAACCTTATATCTATGAAAAGATAATGGGATTTTCTCAATTTGAACAACCTACATTCACTAAATATAGACTTGTAAGAGAAGATGAACAATCACAGCAAGAACAAACTATTGAACAACCAACTTATGCAACATTAGATGATATTTCTGATTTAAGAAATGAAATAAGAAACTTACAAAATAGATTAAACAATATGAATAGGAGTGATAGATATGAGAAAGATTGACCCATTCGGAAGTATGCAAGGTATGTGTAGTCAATTACAGAATTTTATGGGAAACCCTATGAAGTTTATGCAACAAAGAAATATGAAATTATCTCAAAATATAAACTCAAATAATCCAACAGCTATTATTCAAGATATGATGAATAGTGGACAGTTATCACAAGAACAATATAACTATGTAAATCAATTATCAAGTCAGATACAAGCAAACCCACAATATCAACAGTTTATTCAAGGATATATGCGGAAATAAAGTCCGAGTGTACATAAGGATTTTATAAATAAAAGAAAAGGAGGACTAATGTTATGGCATTAGAAAATGGAAACAGTAACGGAATGGTTATGCCAGTTCAGCCTTTGTATGGAAATGGTGGAGGATATGGTTATCCTGTTATGCCTATGTATGCAAATGGTGGATTTGGCGATAGCTTCGGAGGAGATTGGCTCGCACTCTTCCTTATCGCAGCCTTGTTTGGTGGCTTCGGTGGAGGCTGGGGTATGGGCGGTTTTGGAGGAGGCTTCGGTGGAATGTTTGAATTTCCTTGGCTTCTTACAGGACAGCAAGGAATTAACACAAATACTAACGAAGGCTTCCAGAATGTCTTGCTCAACGATAATATAACATCTGTAAGAGATGGCATAGCTTCACTTTCAAATCAGCTTTGCAATACTGGTAATGATATTCAAATGTCTTTACTTAACGGATTTAATGGTGTAGAGCAGGGTGCTAATTCAAGACAGATGGCAAATATGAATCAGCAGTTTGCATTACAGACAGCTATGCTTCAAGGCTTTAATGGTATTCAGGCACAGCAGGCAGAATGTTGTTGCGAAAACAGATTAGGTATTGCAAATCTTAACTCTACTATTGCAAGAGAGGCTTGTGATGTAAGAACAACTGATACACAGAATACACAGGCTATTCTTAATACTATCAATGGTGGTATTCAGAGCATAAAAGACCAGCTTTGCCAGGATAAGATTGATGCAAAGAATGATGAGATAGCACAGTTAAGACAGGAAGTATTGTTTGCAAGAGGCAAGGACTCACAGGATATTCAGACAGCCAATATTATTGATGGCACATATAGAAGATTATCCGATTGTCCTGTAAACACAACTCCTGTATATGGCAGAACTCCGATATTCACCTGCAATCAGAATACCTGCGGTTGTGGTTGTAATGGTGGACAGTTCTAAAGGAGGTGTCCATTATGGCAGAGTTTACTTATAATCCAGTGCAGAATGTAGCACCAAATCAACCTGTTGTATTACAAACTGTAATAGGTTGTCCAAAAGGGTATGTATATCACAGAAATAATAGTGGTATTGTAACTCTCCGAGGTATTACAAATAATTGCTTTGCAAGATACCAAGTAACATTTAATGGAAATATAGCAATTCCTGATGGTGGTACAGTAGGTCCAATAAGCGTTGCGATTGCACTTGATGGAGAACCTTTACTTACAAGTAGAGCAATAGTTACTCCAGCCGCAACAGCAACAGACCCACCAACACAAGAAAATTTCTTTAATGTTACAAGTACAGCAATTATTACAGTACCAAAAGGATGTTGCTTTAATGTAAGCGTTGAAAATACTTCTGAAAGTGCTACACCAGCAACTACTCCAGCACCTGCAATACTTGTTCAAAATGCTAATTTAACCGTTAGCAGAATAGCATAGGAAAGGAGGAGTTGATATGGCAAATTCAAAAAGTATGAAAATGTATGAGCAGTTATGTGAAATGCTTGAAGATGAATTAAATGGTATTGTCAAGAAAGGAGAAGTTTCGGCAGAAAACTTAGATTGGATTGACAAACTTACACACTCAATTAAAAGCATAAAAACAACTGTTGCTATGCTTAAAGCAGAGGAGGAAGGCTATGGTAACAGTTATGATATGTCTATGGGTAGAAGCTATGACGGTAGTTATGGAAACTCTTATTATAACAGAAGTTATGATGGAATGAATAATAGAAGCTATGATTATAGCAGAGATTACAGCCGTGACGGAAGTTATGATGGCAGTTATGACGGAAGTTATGATAACAACAGAAGTTATGACGGAAGAAGAGGTAGAGATAATGACAACGATGGACGTTATAGCGAAAGACGAGATGGACGTGGAAGATATAGCCGTGAAACATCAAAGGAACAAATGATTGAGAAACTTGAAATGATGAAAAATGATGTTATGGATAAGCACGATAAAGAAGCAATCCATAAACTTATACAAGAATTAAGATAATCAATCAAATAGGGAGTATTGTAATTTGCAATACTCCCTTTATTTTAAAGGAGGTAAATTATGTTATCTAATGCAGAATTAAATGATATGATTAAAGAATTAGAAGAAACCGCAAGTACATTTTCGGATTATGATAAATTAGCAAATTTATATATAGTAAAAGAACATACACATAATTATGAAAACCCTACTCTTAAAGAGTTAAATGATATATTACCACAATATACAAATTACTGTATGATTAAAAAGAAATTTCAAATGAATGAATTACCAAAACAAACTATTATTTATGCTATGCAGGATGTCTGTAAAGAAATAAAAGAGTTTATACAGATATTATATAGTAATACTTATACTAAAGAAGAAAGAGATTATATTAAAAATATGTTAGAAGAACTTTATTATAATATTGAATAACACGCTTACAATTAGAAATAAAGCATTTTTTAATGTTAATTGCATATTTATATATAATTAAAGTAAAAAGTGCTTAAAAACGCAAATAAAAGCGTACTTGCAAATTTATAATAATGTGTTATAATATCTATGTGAGTAATTTTAACAATCTTCTCCCCAAGATATTTAGTAGCAATACCCACAACAAGAAAGCTAATAGGTTTCGCCTTTGCCTATTAGCTTTTTTATTTTGTAAAAAAATATCTTGACAATCAAATAAACATTTAGTATAATGTTTTTAAAGTTAAACAAAACAAACACAAAAGAAAGGTTAAATGGTGAGAAAAATGTTAGAGTATGTAAAATTTAATGTAAACCCAAAAGAACGTAAAACAGGAGATTGTGCTGTTAGAGCATTAGTTGGAACACTTGGAATTACTTATGAAGAAGCAATCGACAAATGTGCTTATTGGGCAAAGAAGAAATGTTATGGAATAACTAATAAACAGATTATGGAGCTTGTATTAAAAGAATATGGATATGTTAAAATGAAACAGCCACGAAAAGCTGATAACACAAAATATACAGTTGGAGAAATGGACAAAATACTTACTGATAAGCAAATGGAAGAGGGAGTATTTATAACAATAGCCAATCATCATACTTGCATTACAAATGGAGTTGTTCAAGATATATGGGATTGCAGATATAAGAGTGTTGGAAATTATTATGTAAAGGAGAATTAAAATGATAAACATAAAAATAAGAAAAGCAGACAAAGTAAACACAGAATACGCATTATTTATAAGTTTTGAATATGATGCAAAAGTTGTAAGTATAATAAGAGATTTTCCTACAAGATATTATAATAGAGATAATACAGAATGGGAATTACCTTTTAATAAGTTACCCGAACTTATAAATAAATTAGAAGATTATGATATTGATATTACAGGAGAGTATGTTTCACTTGAAAAGCCTAAAGCTAAAATGCCAAAAGGTTTTGAATTTAAGACAAAGCCGTTTGAACATCAGATAGAAGCATTTAATTATGGTCTTAACAATGACAGATGGTTACTTGGTGATGAAATGGGTCTTGGTAAAACAAAACAGAGTATTGATATTGCAGTAGCAAAGAAGTTACAGAAAGGTTATAAGCATTGTCTTATAATATGTGGAGTAAATGGTTTAAAGTGGAATTGGAGAAATGAAGTTGCTACACATAGTAATGAGAGTGCTTATATTTTAGGACAAAGAGAAAAAGCAGGCAAATTAAGAGTTGACGGAAATAAAGCTAAAATAGATGATTTAAAAAATCTTGATAAAATAAACAGCTATTTCCTTATAACTAATGTAGAATCATTAAGAAGTGAAGAATTAAATAATTTGCTTATTAAATATTGTAAAGATAATACAATAGGAATGATTATTACTGATGAGGTACATAAGATGAAAAATCCTACATCACAGCAAGGTAAAGCGTTCTTAAAATTACAAGCGGATACAATGATTGCTATGACAGGAACCCCGCTTATGAATAATCCAATGGATTTATATATCATTTTAAAGTGGCTTGGTTATGAGAAACACGCATTTTACAGTTTCAAAAAACATCATTGTGTTATGGGTGGTTTTGGTGGCTATGAAGTTTTAGGCTATAAGCATTTAGATGAACTTGAAGAAAGACTTGATGAGATAATGTTAAGAAGAAAGAAAGAAGAGGTTTTAGATTTACCCGAAAAAACTTATATTGATGAATATGTAGATATGAGTATGAAACAAAAACAAATATATGATGAAGTAACAGCCGATGTAAAAATGAATATTGACCAAATTAAAATAGCACCTAATCCATTAGCTGCCTTAATAAGAATGAGGCAAGCAACAGGCTACACAGGTATTCTTTCAAGCACAATTCAAGAGAGTGCAAAACTTGATAGAATGGAAGAACTTGTAGAAGAAGCAATAAGTAATAATCAAAAAGTTGTTATATTCTCAAATTGGACACAAATGACAACTCCTATATATAACAGACTTTGCACTAAATATAATGGTATTTTAATAACTGGTGAAACTAAAGATGCTGACAGACAAAAGTATGTTGAGAAATTCCAAAATGATAATAAGTGTATGTTTGCAGTAGGAACTATCGGTGCTATGGGAACTGGCTTGACTATGACACAAGGAACAGTTGAAATATTTATGGATGAGCCTTGGAATATGGCACTTAAAACACAAGCAGAAGATAGATGTCACAGAATAGGGCAAAAGAAAAATCTTACTATATATACATTATTATGTAAAAGCACTATTGATGAAAGAATACACGAATTAGTATTAAAGAAAGGAGCTATGGCTGATGTATTAGTTGATGGGCAAAGTGCAAAAATATCACCTGAGGTATTAGAATATTTAATTGGTTAATTGACAAAATAAACATTATATTGTATAATGTTTAAAACATTTAATATAATGTATAAAATAAATGAAAAGGAGGTTGAAGTATGAGATTATATACAGCAGGTGAAACATCTGTTTTGTGCGGAGTTTCAGTTGAAACACTTAATTTATGGTATAGATTTAAAAAGTATAATCCAGATAATGATTATGCTAAAATGTTGCCTGAAATAAAGCATAAAGAAGATAATAATAAAGTAAGATATTGGAATGAAGAAGATATTTATAAACTTGTTGAGTTTAAATCTACTATACCACAAGGTAGAAATGGTGTAATGGGAAAAATAACTCAAAAATATGTTAAGAAGAAGGAGAAATAGTATGAAACTTGAAGAACTTATAGTAACCTATGCGGAAAATAAAAGTGAGATGGACAGTTATAAAAAGTTAGTTAATAGAGATAATGCTCTTATTAAGGAACTTATGCAAGAACAAAAAATAACAGAAAAAGAAGTAGATGGTTGGCAAGCTAAAATAACAACAAAGAAATCGGAAAGTTTTAATGAAGATAAATTACTTGCTATTGCTAAAGAGCGTAATTTAGACATTATTAGAACAAAAGAATATGTTGATACAGACATTATGGAAGAACTTATTTATAATGGAACTATAACAAAAGATGATTTATTAGAAATTGCAAAAGCAAAAGAAGTAAAGGAAACAATAGAATTAAGAGTTAAAAAAGTTAAGAAGGGAGAGTAGTATGTATATTCCGTCAGCAATTTTAGCCTTTATCATAGGATTTGTCCTTGGATTTTTTGGTTGTTTAGGTTTATTAGTATTATTAAGTAAGTCACTAAAGAAGGAGGTAGATAATGATGGCAAATAAAAAGGAAGAATATGAGAGTAAAGCAATAGTAAGTAGTATTAAGTTTACATCAAGAGCAAGTGTATGTGTGGATAAGAATTATTACACAGTTGAAGCTTGCGAAGAAAGACTTATTCCTGCAATAGATGATATAGATATTGCAAAAGAAAAAGAATTATTATGGGATAGTGTCAATGCCGAAGTGGATTCCCAAATTGCAGATATTATGGAAATGTACAAAAGATAATTTTTAAAATAATGTATTGACATTTCAATAATAATTTAGTATAATATTACTTGTAACAAGTAGATTATGCTCAATGTGTAATTTATCTTTTACAGTTTTTCTTTTATAAGAAAAAGTTTGTATAATGGTTAGCTTGAGTTGTGGGGAACTCTTGCAAAAGAACCTACATAATGAAAGCTAACACATAGCTTGTATAAGATGTACCCCCAATACAGATTATACAAGCTATAATTTTTTATAAGGAGTGATATAATGGCAGACGTAAAATGGATAAAGATAACAACAGATATTTTTGATGATGAAAAAATATTGCTAATTGAAAATCTTCCTGAAGGAGATTCTATAATAGTTATATGGTTCAAGTTATTATGTTTAGCAGGCAAAATGAATAATAGCGGAGTATTTGTAATAAATGATAAAATAGCTTATACAGATAAAATGCTTGCAACAATATTTAGAAGAAAAGAATCAACAGTACAATTAGCACTTAACACTTTTGAACAATTCGGTATGATTGAAAAAGTAGAAGGTGTGATAACAATTCCTAATTGGGGAAAACATCAAAGTTTAGATATGTTAGAGAAAAAACGTGAATATCAGAAGAATTATATGAGAGATTATAGAGAAAAACAGCAAGAAAAAATCTGTAAATCTAACAGTAAATCTAACTGTAAAACTAACAGTAAAGCTAATGTTAGACTTGTAGATATAGATAAAGAAAAAGAAGAAGAAATAGAAAAAGATAAAGAAGATAGTTCTTCCGACCTTGAATGGTTTATTGAAACTTATAATTCAATTTGTATTAGTTTACCTAAAGTTATTAAGGTTACAGATAAAAGAAGAAAAGCTATTAACAAAATAATGAAACAATACAATGATGATGATATAATAAAAGTGTTCAATAATACAGAAAATA